TTTTGTTTATAACCTACTGGCAGAAGTAAACAAAGATGTTCAGAATGAAGGGTGGGTATTCAACAGGGAAGAGCACTACCCGCTGAATCCTGATGCTGACAATGAAATCAAGTTTCCTGATAACGTTCTACGGTTGGACGTTTATGAGAACGATGTCTACAAGACTAGCAATGTGATCCGTAGGAATGGTAAACTGTATGATAAAGCACGCCACTCCTATGAATTTACACAACCTATTGAAGCTGATATCGTATGGTTGTTCCCTTTTGAGGACCTACCTAGTGTCTTTAAGCGATACATCACTTACCGCGCTAGTGTACGTGCTGGTGTCCAGCTTGTAGCTAACAAAGAATTGTATCAGATGCTTGTCACTCAAGAAGCTTATAGCCGTGCTGCATGTATGGAGTACGAATGCAATCAAGGTGACTTCACTATGTTTGGTACTCCTGAAGGAACTGCTTATCGTTCTTACCAACCGTACCGTACATTGGCTCGATAAATATGGCTAGTATTTCACAAAAGATTCCAAGTTTTATTGGAGGTATTTCACAACAACCTCAAGAACGACAGCCACTTGGTACTGTTAAAGATGCTTTAAATACTGTACCTGATGTTAAAGGAATTCTTAGTAAACGTCCAGGTTCACGTCTTGTAGGTACGCTGTCTGATGACACTGAAGGTGTATGGCACCATTACTTTCGAGATAACAATGAGCAATACTTTATGCGTGTCCGTCGTGATGGACAGGTAGATGTATGGGATGCTATGAACGGTACTCCTAGACTAGTCATGTATAATAAAACTCCTGTTGATCTAGGTACAGTAGAAAGCAATAACCCACATGATGATGCTAAACCTATTTGTGATACTTGTGATCCTGATGCATTTCGTACTGCAACAGATGACCTACAAGCAGCAACAGTAGCGTTACAAGATGTAGAAAATAGGATTGAAGAGATCAATGTTATTATTCAAACTACACCAGAAATTTCTGAAGAAGAGCTTAACCTATTGATGCAAGAAAAGGCTGATCTTAAAGCTACTGTCCCTGATCTTCTAACTGACTATGCCAATGCACAAACTGAATATGCTTTAGTAGCTAGCTCTTGTGGTGTCTTTAATAATCCTTACTCACGTGATCTAAAGGCTGCACCTTGTGATCCTAACAATCTGATTGAGTATCTGGAACATAATGATGATGAGCAGCTGCAATTTACTACTATCAATGATTACACATATGTAACCAACAGGTCTACACAAGTTTTGATGAATGCAGGTGTAGGTAAAGATGAAGATAAGTATGAAGCTTTTCTTTATTTAAATAGCCTTGCATATGAGCGTATCTATGCTGTTAATTATTGGGATGCAGATTCTTCTAATAACACTGTAACTGAAAAGAAACAAGCTAGTAGTCTTAAATACAAACCTTCTCGCTATGGTGGTTCTCAAGCTTTAGGCTTTAATCGTGTAGATAAAACTTTTACTAATGCTACTTACGGTATTACTTATCGTGCTGTAGAAACTAGGCAAGATATCCTAGAAGCTGTGCCTGATAAGGGCGATGATTATGATGCACAGTGGACTCTTGAGCTTTATTTTATCAGCGCTGATCCTAGTATAGAATCTAAAATAGATGATAGTTGGACAATCGGACCCAATGAAGGGTACGATAAAACTTGGACTATTACTGTAGATAAAGATACTAATTATACAACTAGTGCTGATGCAACAATTACTGCTGGACCTTACACTGTAGATTCAGGTGTCATCAGTTCTAATGTAATCCTTCAAGATCTATCTACAGAATTCAAAGATAAAGGTATTGATGTTGAAATTTTAGGCAATGGTATCTATCTAACTAGCGATACACCTTTTGCTATTGACACACCAGATCGTGATTTAATCACAACTTTTGGTGATAAAATTAATAACGTTGCACTGCTACCTGATCAATGTAAAGATGGGTATGTAGTACAAGTTGTTAATAGTTTCCTTGAGCAAGATGATTACTGGGTTAAGTTTAAAGCATATGAACTAGTAGAAAATTCAGACATCTCTGTTGGTAATGCTAGTGGTTATTGGGAAGAGACCGTTGACCCTGCTTCAAGTGTAGCGTTTGATCCTAACACAATGCCCCACCAGATCAGACGTTTGTCTGACGGTACTTTTGAAGTCAGTCCTATTCAATGGGCTGAACGTGAAGTAGGTAAGGAAGATCCAGCTACTGATCCTAGTTTTATTAAGAGTAAAATTAATAAAATTCTTTTCTTTAGGAACCGTTTGACGTTCCTATCAGATGAGAATATTATTATGTCTCGTCCTAATGAGTTCTATAACTTCTGGATTAATACAGCTAAGACAGTAACTGATGGAGACCCTATTGACTTAAGATGTTCCAGCACTACACCAGCTATCTTGTATGATGGTATTGAAAGTGCTGCTGGTCTTATTTTGTTTAGTGATAACGAACAGTTTATCATGGTAACAGATAACACTGATATCTTTAGTCCACTTACTGCTTCAGTTAAAAGTGTAGGTACGTATCGTTATAATAAGAAAGTCAAACCTGTTCATATGGGACAGACTATTGGCTTCTTAAATGATGCTGGTTATAGGTCTAGGTTCTTTGAACTTGTACCTGATCGTGATTATGATTATGCTGCAGTTGAAACCAGCAAACCTGTTGACCAGTTGATCTCTAGTGGCATCACAGAGATTGCTACGTCACGTGATAACAGTATGGTAGCTTTAGCTGTCAAAGAAGCTGAAGATCATCTTGTGTGGATCTATAGGTATTTTGAAAACGGAGAACGTAGAGTCCAGTCTTCATGGTTTAGATGGAAAGTCAGCGGTAAGCTGCTGTATCATGCTATCATGAAGGATAAATATTATGTAGTCATGAAGGTACCTACTGGCGCTGATGGTGCTGGTGAAGCTGTAACTTTAGAATCGTTTGATCTTAAACTTGATAGTCAGTCATTGCTTGTCAGGATTGAAGGTGATACGATGCTTGATTATGATTATCAAATTCATCTTGATAGTTATGAGATGATTACAGATGCTACGACTGTCTATGATGCTACTACTAAAAAGACTTCATGGCGTGTACCGCTAGGGTTTAATGGTACTTTACCTATTGCTTGTTATGAGTTAATGATAACAAATGATGGTACCGGTTATGTAGCAACTGGAAGGTATCTACCTGATCTAGAAAAGACCTATCTGACTAATGGCATCATTGTGTCTGCACCAGGTGACTGGACAGGTATTAATATCTTGTGTGGGTATAATTTTGATTATGAGGTGCTGCTGCCTACTATGTATGTACAGAAACCTAATGGCAATAACGGTACTGTAGCAGATATTTCTGGTTCACTTGTACTACATCGTATTAACTTGACTTTTGAAGCAACAGGTGTATGTGATATTACTGTTGATCGTAAGGGTAGGGAACCGTATACTGTGGGTTATGAGTCAACCATTCAGGATGGGTACATCGCTAACGATTCAGCTATTATGATGAATCTTGAACGTGTTATACCAATTTATGACCGTAATACAAATACAGAGATTAGACTTAAGTCAACACATCCTACTCCTACTAACTTGATTTCAGCTACGTGGGAAGGGGACTATAATCAACGCTATTACAAACGTGTCTAAATACATCCATCCTATTACGTTAGAGGCTGCTTATCAGGTGGCTTCTAACCTACGCCAGGAGGACCTAGAAGAGTGCATAGAGGGGCATGGTATCTATCCCACCATAGATATCCCTCTAGCCTCTTTACAGGGCTTCTGCAAGTGCTTTACGGTGCCTAACGGCGAGACCGCCGGTATTGTCGGCATCAACAACGACAAGATATGGATGCTGACTACACCAGCTATTCATAAATATCCTGTTACCTTTGCACGAGAAGCAAAACGATTCATTGATTCTCGTACTGAACCATACCTGTGGAACGTTGTGGACAAACGTAACACAGTACATATAAAACTTCTTAAGTTCTTAGGGTTTACTTTCCATGAGGAACTGCTGTTTGGTCCGAACAATTTACCTTTTATTCGATTTGATAAATCATGTTAGATCCAGTAACTTTACTTACGTTAGGTTCTGGCATTGCCTCTTCGGTATTTAAATTTACCAGTGGGCAAAGCGAAGCAGCTCAAGCAAACCGTGCTGCAGCAGACCAATACAGACAACGTCTTAAGATCCGAGAAAATCAATACATTCAAGATAATATTCTGTATGGTAATCGCATTAGTCGTTATCAAGATCAGTTGTATGAAAACCGTACAGCTGCTGGTAGGGCTTATGAAGGTGAACAGAATCGCTTGAATGAAATCTATAGGACAGCTAGGTTCAATACACAAGCGCGTGATATCCAGGCTATGCAAGGTCTTGGTAGAGCAGCTGCATCAGGACGTACTGGTGCTAGTGCATTGAGAAGTTCTGATAATGTCTATAGTCAATTTGGAAGGAACCAAGCTATTCAAGCACAAAGTTTGATGGGTGCTCAACAGGCTTATGGTGCTAACACAAGAGACATTCGTAGGAAACTTGCAGCAGGTAATAGAGCTGCTTTCTATAATGTTGGACCAGCTCCTACTCCAGGTGTGATGCCTCTTGCTCCTACTGCTGTGCAAGGTCCTAGTGTTTTCTCTCTTGGCACAGATCTACTTGGTGTTGCATCTAGTGGTTTGGGCATGGAAAATGAGATTAGAACAGCCCGTGGTCAAAAACCCCTATTTAGTTAATTATGGAACAAATTCAATACGAGTCTTTTGCTGAAAAGCAGCCGTATGATCCTATTCAAACTCCAGATCTTAACACTGGATTAAAAGAAAATTTTGAAACTTATCTGAGATCTTTAGGCGCAAACCTAGAGCAATCAGAAAGGAATGCTAAAATTGCAGCAGACAATCTTAGTGGTTTCAATAAAGAAGCCTTGGCTTTTCTTACAAAAACCTCAAAGACTGCTGCAGATTATTTTAAAGGACGTGCTATTGCAGAAGCAGAGGAGGCTAAGGCTGATGCTGCTGTTCAAGCACGTCAAGATTATCTAAGTGGTAGAAGGAGGGATCCTGCATTTCAACAACAGCTAGATGAAGCTAGTCGTCAAGATGATGCAGCTAATTCTGCTAGTGCAGGTATCCAACAGGATAACCCTACTTTGCAGGATGCTGTCTTCCCATTGTATTCTAATACAGCGTGGAAGCAAGCCATGTACGTTCGTGCTATGGCTAAGCAGCTGGTTAAATCAGATCTACCTGCTTATATTGAAGCTAGGATTGACGAAGCAAACCCACAAAATAGAGCTGAACGTGCTGCTGTTATTGCTAAAGCTGAGTCTGATTTTTTTAAAGAAAAGGGTCTTTCTAATTTAAATAAAGATTTCCTTGAGGATATCTATCCTACAGTTGCTGAAATTACAGACCCTATTGCTGATAGATATAACAAAGCTGAGATCTTACAGAAATCTGAAGTACAACGTCTTAAAGATAGGCAAATTCTTTTTGAAACTCAGGATCTAACTAAATGGCTTGATAGTACTAGCGTATCAGTTGATGGAAATGGAGTATTAGGATACAAAGGAGCTTGGCAACTTTTTGATAAAGAAGCTCCTTACTGGCTTGCATCAGGTCAAATGACTAATGCACAATTTTTAGCTTTTGGTCGGCAGGTAATTCCTGCAGGTAGACCTGGCGCTGGTAAACCATACGGTGAGTTTTATAGAACTAGGTTTTACAAAATTGCACGTGATGCTGATTCTCTTAGGAAAGCTGACAACGATGCAGAGCAAGCAGAAATTGATCGTCAGTTTAGAGAAGCAGAAGACAAAGCAATTCAACTTCTGTTAGAAAACCCAGACTATACTAGTGCAGATGTTGACGCTCTTCAAAGAGAATTGCAGTTAAATAATAATGGCAGAACTAGTACACGCCTTGAGGGTTTAAAAACACAAAGCCTTACTGAACGTCAAATCAAAGATCAAAAAGAACAAGCTGAAGCTCTTGCTAAATCTGGTGGATTGACTGTTGATTTTGTAATGCAACTTGATCCATCTATTCGTTCAGAATACCTACGATTAGCTAAAGATCAAGAACGTCTTCGTAAAGCTAATAATAGTTTCACAGGTCAGTATAAAGTAATTCGGACGCAAATTGGCGCTCAAGTGGGCGTAACTCCTGACGGTGAAGGTTTTAAAAATTACACTGCAGAAGAATATTATCTTGACAAGATTCAAAGATTTGATGAACTTGTAGCTCAAATTTCAGCTGAAGACCCTACTGCTAATGCTCCTAAAGAAGCCTTAGATATAATTAAAGGTGAGATTGAAACAGAACTAGGTAAGGACGGAAAACCTGGTACTTTAAATCGAAATAACGTAAACGTATTACAAAAGTATTTACCAAGTAACACGACTCCAGCAGCACGGGCTGCTAGGCAGTCACAACTCGATGCACTTGGTAAACGACTTGATGCTGATAAAGGTCAAGCTTTATTTAACGATCCTAACGATCCTACTTTTACAAAAGAAGAGCTTGAAAATTTACAAGGTAAATCAATTCAATTCCAGCTTAGCCCTAAGATTACTTACATTGCATCACGTTTAGGATTGAGCCCTATTGAAGTGTTGATGCGAGTCAGGCGTAAATTTGGTCTACCTCAATTCCCTAATGAAGATCGCTACACTCAAGTAAACAATGAGGCTAACCCAGATCTACTAAGAGAGTTCCGTCAGAGGCAGACTCCTGCTACTTCTTTGCGCTTGCTATCTGATGTAAACCAAGATGGTAGTCTTAATGATGACATCATTCCAGGAGGACTAAGTGGTGCTATTAACAGCGTTTCTGCTCAATATGGCATTCCAATTAGCCTGTTTGCTGGTCTTGTTGAAGTATACGGTTGGAACCAATTTGATTATAGTAAAGGTGATCCAGTAAGATCTATGTCAATAATTGGTAAACAATTGTTTGATCTTTATCAATCAACTGGTTCATGGGAAAGAGCGATTGAAGCTTTAGGAATCGATAATCCTGATTTACTTCAAACTGTAAAAAGAAACGCAGCAAAATATGGTGGCGATCTACCTGTGCGTCCATCGATGCAATACAACCAAAACACTAACACTATTGAATAATGGCTGACATTTTAGATGATTGGCTGAATCGAGATTACGAAGGTTCTACTCCTGAAGAACGTGAATTAGAGCGACTCCGTATTCAAGCGGAGTATGAAGCTCAACCACCACAACAGGAAGAAGAACCTTCACCTGCTACGGCAGATACAAGTATTCAAGAACAGCCTACAGAATCTACTGCTACGGCAGAGCAACAACCTGCAGAAGCACAGCAACAAGCTCCTACTGGTACTCAACTTCAAAGCGTTGATGGTAGTCCTATTAGCCCTGAGCTGATGGCACAGTATGGAGATCAAGGTGATAAGTATGAAGTCCGTAATGGCTACATCTTTGAAAAACCTGAGTATACAAAATCAAAACGAAGCGGTGGACTTGAACCAGGTCAAACCATGTATGGCGATAACCCACTAGCAATGAGTACTGAAGCACTAGGCGTGGGTGCTGGTAAAAACGTCTTAGGCATGTTAAATGCTATCCCAGGTGTTACTATTCCTGTTGATGACTTGAAGTACAAAGATCCAAACATTGAAGGTGCTACAAACTTTTTTGGAGATCTTCTTGTTGGTATCTATACTGGAAAATTTTTAATAGGTGCTGGTACAAAATTTGCTAACTCAAAATATTTACCTCCAAAAGTTAGGGAAATATTGCAAGGCGCTTTTGTAAGGCGTTCTGGTACAGCAATGGCTAGTGTAGGTGGTTTTACTTTACCTACTCTTGGTAACCCTGATTCAGCAACAGATGAAAACATTCCTGGTTTAGCTAAAAAGTATCTACCAAAATGGATGGGTGATTATATCCCTAGTGCAATTGCTACTATGGATACTGACCTTCCTGACGAAAGGAGAGCAAAAAATGTTGGTCAATCATTAGGACTTGGCTGGGCTACTGATGCACTTCCTCTTGTTCTTAGGTTTGCTTTTAATAAATCTAGAGGTGGTCTAAGTAATAACCTTATTCCTGAAAATGAATTAGCAGAAGCTTGGCTTAAGAAAAATAAAACTGACGAAATCTCTAACATTGATGAAGCTATTGAAAAAGGTTTCATTAAAAATCAAGAAGCTCTTGATGATGTAGGTCGTGTTAACCAACAGATTAAAACTGATACTGGTGTTGATCTAGATAAACCTACCTTAGGTGTCCATGATGTCTTTGATGAAGGAGAATCTGCTGTACGTACTCTTGATAATTACGGTGTTGTAGGTGCTTCTATTGACCAGGCACGTATTGCTAACAACCTTGGCACTACTAATGGTAGACTGCGTTCAGTCATCAGAGAAGGTGGTATGAAGTTTGTCACCCAAAATGGTGAGTACTTCCTTGAAGGTATGCAAATCTTAAGGAAAGAACTTCAAGAAGCTGGTGAGTATTCTTACAAACTAGATGATGGTATTCTGACTAATGCTGAAATCAGATCAGCAGGTGAGCAATTAGCTGCTCAAGCTATGGACATGGATATCGATCAGCTTAGAGCTTTTGTTCAAAGTATGCAGTCTATTGATCCTAGCACTCGTATTCCACAATTGACTGATGTAGGTGCATCTACTGTGATGAACCTTATCAAGAATTTTAATGAGGAATTTACCTCACTTCCTGCAATGACATCACGTGCATATGCAAATACTTCTGTAGCAGGCAATGCTGCTGATGTTGCGTTTGCTTCTCGTTTGACGGAAGACCCTTCAGTTATTGCACGTAGTCAAGAACGTGCACTTGATATGCTTAAGTATCTGATGGTTCAGCGTGGCTTTGATTCTTATGTTAAAGGTCGTGCATTGAATCAACTGAATATTTGGAATCGAGTACAGAATAAACTTACTCCTGCTAAACTTGCAGCCGAGCAATTAAAAGAAGAAAACAGTGCTAGTAGCTTGTTGAAAACTATCAATAAAGTTATTAAAGATTCTGACGATGTTATTGGGACACTGGATTATCTCAGAAAACAGAACCCAGAGTATTTGAAACCATTCATGTTTGCTCTTGAATACACTGACGGCAACGTTAAAAGTATTGAAGATCTAATAAAGTATTGGAACAAATCATTTTCTTTAAAGAAAGCTCTCGTTGATTTTGATCCTCAAGTTGCTTCACTACCTGTCAAAGGGTGGTGGGCAAATATTTATAATAACCTCCTTGCTGGTGTAGCCACTCCTCTTAAAGCTATGCAAGAAACCCATTTAGGTACTCTTGCCAAAGGATTTACAGTTATAGCTGGTGCTCCATTTACTGGAAATAAAGATGCATTACGAGCTGGTTTATATTTAGTAAACCAATCGTTTGACATGCAAAAAGCTTCTTTAAAATTTGCAACAGACTTTTGGAAAAAAAGTACTGATCCTAATGTAACTAGTGTTCTAGGCAGACGGGATGCATTTATTAGAAAGAGTGAGCAGCAATGGGAAATCCTTGAAGCTATTGCTGAAGCAGAAGAACTAAAGGGTAACTTTGGTCCTCGTGCATTGTTTGAAAACACCCGTAACATATGGGAAGTTGCTGACGATAACTTTGGTAGGTTTGGTGGTAGAGGTCTCCTTTCAGCTGATGCTATGGCTTCAATGTATGGCGCTCAATATGAAGCCGGAATTAAAGCTTTTTCTGCTGCTTTAGAATCGGAAGAAAAGATTGACTCCAAAGCTTTGGCAAAAGTTAAAGACACTTTTCTGAAAGAAATGTTTGACGAAGAAGGTTACGTCAAATCTGAGTACGCTATTGTTGCTGCTAAAGAAATTGCACTAAACATGGATAGTAGGGTAACAGATGCTTTAAATGGAGTCATGACTACTTTTCCAATATTAAAACCTTTCTTGATGTTCCCTAAAACTAACATTAGTAAAGCCAAAGTTGTTCTTGGCAGTAGCCCTCTTAGAGAAATTCCTTTTGTAAGAATGGTTGGTGATTTCCAACTGCCTTTTGAAAAATTACCTAAAGGTAGAGCTGAAGAAATCCTTACTAAATATGGTATTAGCATGGAGAATCCTGCTGAAGCACGTCTGCTTTATGAAGTTAAACGTGCTGAAATTAAAGGCAGGAGAGCTATTACAGGAATGCTAATGGGTGGTGCTTCTGCTGCTTACCTTCAAGGTGATCTTACAGGAGATAATACTTCTGATGCAGCTATCCGTAGGTTTAGAGACTCGGATGCTAAGGTTCCTCGTAGATCTTTTAAAACTCCTATTGGTTGGGTTTCTTATGAAGGCTTCCCGTTTGGTCTTTCAGAATGGCTTGCTACTACAGTAAACTTCATGGATGAAGCTGTCTACGGAAATCTTGAAGAAAGAGATTTTGGAGACGCTATGGCATCTTTGTCGTTGTTACTTTCTTCTGTGTTTGATAAAGACACTATGAAGCTAGCAGAGCCTCTTGCAGCTGCTCTTCAGGGTGATTTTAGTGAACTACAGAAATTTAGTGCTAACTTTATCCCATCTATGGAATCACAAAATTCCAACATTTGGCTGCAGTTCCAACGCACTCTAGATACTAATCTTAATAAAATTAATGGTGACACACTTGCTGCTATGCGTGAGCGTACTTTAGGTCGTGGTCTTAACATTGATGATGTATCTTTCTTGACGGGTAAACCTGTTCAGATTTATGACAATCCTTTGCTTGCTGCACTAGCAAAAAACACTCCTTATAAAATTGAAAAAGGAGTAAATCCTAATATGCAATTCTTGCTTGACGTTCAGTTTATTCCTAACTTTACTGAGTCTATTGGTGGTGTTAAACTTAGCATTCCAGAGCAAATTGAGCTTAAAAAGAGGATTGGTGAAAGGGGTGTCTTTAATGAAACAGTGACGCGTTTGCGTAAAAAATACAACTCAAAAGCATATCGTAAAGAAGTTAAAGGTATTCGAGATCAACCATTTGAATTTGATCTTAGTAAAAATTTCCTTCAAATTGAATTGCAAAATGCATGGGATAGAGAAAAAGGATTTGCAGAAACTCAACTTTCTACTTATCAAAGAATTCAAGATAGATTATTTGAAGATAGATTAGGTAATCAAAGGAATAAAGTACCATCTTCTAGTGTTTTTAACTTACAAAATAAATAAGGAATTATGTCATGCGCTAATGTCTGCGAAGACTCCGAAATTAAATACGTAGGTAATGGGACTCAGGTCCTATTCACCTTTCCATTTACATATATGGATGAAGGCGATGTGTATGTTGAGCTCTATGACGAAGACACACGTCGCTGGGTAAAGGTAACCGATTGGTCCTTTGCCAATGCAACAACAATTGAATTTATTACAGCACCACCCGCTCCAACTGAATCCGGTCTAGCTAACATTAAAATCAGGCGTTGTACTGAGCTTGATCCGCTTAGTGCTACCTTCTATCCAGGTTCAGCCATTAGAGCCCAGGATTTGAATGATAACTTTTTTCAACTGCGTCTTGCAATTGAAGAAGGTAAATGCTTTGTTCCCCAATGGTTGTTTGAC